CATCTTATTGACCATAGTTATTGTGGTATTGCAAATGGTCGTAGTGAGTTTGGCCCTCGTGCCCTTGGCAATCGTAGCCTTATCGCTGACCCTAGACGAGATATTAAGGACACTATTAATCAAGTTAAACGGCGCCAACAGTTTCGACCCTTTGGACCTGCGATCTTGGAAGAATACGCTTATGAATATTTCAAAGGACCAATGAACGAGTATATGCAATTCGTGGCAAAGGCAAAGCATGATTATAAATCAGTAACACATGTTGATGGCACTGCACGAGTTCAAATAGTTAAACCAAATTGTAAATCTATAATAAGACCAATCCTTGAAGAATGGTATGAGCAAACTAAATGCCCAATGTTATTAAACACAAGCTTAAATATTAAAGGTCAGCCAATGGTTGATACGTGGAAAGATGCTCTAAAATTTCAAAAGGAATATAATGTCAAAGTCTTCTAAGTACATTTTAGCTGCTGGGTGTAGTTTTACCGATAAAGACTTTAAGTCTACAATACACAAAGACTATGACACATCGTATCCAAAATGGCCTGAGATATTTGGCGAATACCAAGGCATGGATGTAGTTAATCTTGGTAAATCTGGTGTTGGTAATGATTACATTTGTAACGTATTAACTAAGCGTATTCTTGAAGATCAAAAAAATATAGACACTGTTGTCGTAGGTTGGTCAGAAGTGTATAGGTATGGAATGTTTGGTGGTAACTACCGATTAAATCCAATAACCGCGTTATACAGACCTGACCGCAAACAAGATCCATGGCAAGAAGCATCACGCCCTATGTTTGAGCTTATGTTTGATGGAGATTTGCTAAAGAAATCACATAATGTTAATGATATGAATAATCTAGCAGTATGGATGTTAAGTAGTTGGTTGGAATCCATGTGGCAAATCCAAGAACTTTGTAAGGTGTTAAATATAAAATATATTCAAACTAAGCTTTGTGGCAGTATTACGCTTGCTAAATTCAGACAAATAGAAAATTCTTTTTCTGAACCGCTTGGGTTTACAGAAAAGGAATGGCACGTTCAATTTGGTAGGATTAAAACTCTTTTTGAACTTGACAGAAGCCACTACATAGGGTATCCATTTCTAAACACATTTAATGGTTTTTGTCTTCAAGATAAACTTATTAGTGAGTTAACTATAAGTAATGGAGACGCGCATCCAAACGCTGAAGGTCATGAATTTATAGGAAGGAAGTTCTATGAACACTATACAAAAATTTATCCTTAAGTTAAAGTTTAAATTTATTATTTTTAAAATGAGATTTACAAAGCACGAAACAGAGGCTGATAAGAGTGAGGGGTTTATATATGAAAGAGACGAAGATTAGATATATTTTTGATGTTGATGGTACACTTACGCCAAGCCGACAAAAGATGGATCCTAAATTTAAACATTTCTTTTTAAAGTTTATAGAAACGAATAAGGTATGGTTGGTAACAGGATCTGACTATGCCAAAACAAAAGAGCAGCTTGGCGCAGACATTACTGAAAACGTAGTTACTTGCTACAATTGCAGTGGATCCGAAACAAGGCATCGTGGTAAAATTGTCAATGCTTCAAGTTGGACATTACCTGACGGAGCGAGATCTTGGCTTGATACACAGCTTTTATTATCAGATTTTAAATTACGTACAGGCAATCATATTGAAGAACGTCGTGGTTGTGTTAATTACAGTATCGTTGGTAGAAACGCTACGTTTAAGGAACGCAATGAATATATTGAATATGATAAGAAATACAAAGAAAGAAGTAATATCGCCAATACATTTAATTATATTTTTGGTAAAGAATCACTAGGTTTGCATGCAGCGATTGGCGGCGAGACTGGTTTGGATATATATCCTATAGGTAAAGATAAATCGCAAATACTTGACGACTTCGACGAAGATGATAACATTCATTTCTTTGGAGACAAAATGGATATGAGCGGTAACGATTATCCACTAGCACGAGCAAATAAAGCAGGAACCAATCACCACGTAAAAGATTGGCAACACACATTTAAAATATTGAGGAGTTTATAAATGTTTACAATAGAAATGGATTGGGATGAAACAGCAATCACCGTATTAGACCAAACAGGCGAAAATGAAGATGTACAATTTTTGATATATGATGACATAGCATATATACGTCAATTTGATAACGACACAAATAGGTTTAGTATAATCACAATGTCACCAGACCAAATTGGAGAAATCATAGCTTCAATGAACTTGCCAGAAGGCGCATATTTAATGGGAGAAACGCGATGATTTTGATATATGGGACACCAACCTGTGGATATTGTTTAAGGGCTAAAAAGTTAGCAGCGCGGTACGACTTACTACATGAATATAAAGATATTACATACTCTGCTAATAGAGATGAAATGATTAACCGCCTTGGTAAAAATGCTAAAACAGTTCCTCAAATTTTTTGGTATGGAAAACATATTGGTGGTTATAATGAGTTTGCTAGTGAAGTAGAAAATACACGCAATTATGGTGATGGTGATTTAAGCTAAATTAATTTCGTATGAAATGAAATTAACTATTGACATTCCTACATTTAGTTGGTATATTAGAATCAACAAATAAAGGAATACTAAAATGCATAAAACGTTATCAAATAAAATCGAATTAATTGCTGAAATTTTACTTTTCAACTGTGAGTCAACATGGAATGAAGTAAAACCATCGCTTGAAAAAATGTCAATCGTAGCTTTACAAGATCACTTGTTTTATGACCTTACTGAAGGTACTATGTACACTTATACATACACAGGAGAATTAGCATAATGTCTTATACATTTTCTACTGAAATCTTTTCAGACCTTCATAAAGATGCTTTTGGTTACCGTCCAAGTAGTGTCCACCCTTTTTACTCTTCAGATGATGCCAGCAAACAAGAATGCTGGGATTACACTATCGAGCGATTAGAAGCTCGTGAGCTTGAAGAAAAAGAAGCTGAAGCTGAAGCCGTTAAACAATTTAAGATAGATATGTTTAGTATCAACTCAATGGATACAAATGAGCAAGCCTTAGCTCGAATGGTAAATGTTGATACTTTAGAGCATGACCAAGCTATTGAGCATTGGGTATGGTCTTTTGGAATTCTATTCACACCATTCGGTAAAGAAATTGTTGAAACTTTAAAAAATATGAAATTAAAATGAAATTAACTATTGACATTCCTGTTTATATTTGGTATATTAGAATCAACAAATAAAGGAATATATAATATGTCAAATTTTAACGTATATCAAGTAGATGGTTCTCACGATGGTCCATTAGGAATTTATTCATCTAAGAAAAAAGCATTAGCAGCGGCTATTGCATATGTTCAGTCAAATGGTGATGATAACTACGATATTGATGATGTTAGTTGGAATACTATAACAACAATTTCAAATGATGATAACTCAGCTGACGTAATTCAGTGGGGAGTAAAATAATGTCTTATCAAATGACTAATTTAAATACGATGCAATTTATTACTGAGGACGTTGTGTTCTCTTTCCAAAAAGCAATCGCAAATAAAAATAACTTAGAACAAAAATTTGGTTCAACAAACTTTTGGAACTTTGTTTCAGCTGATATGCATATGGATCTAAAAAAGAGATATGATACAAAGTACATTGATGAGTCTTTTGACTTTTTGACTGAGTGTGAAATAGAAGACCGTAGGGTTGAAGCCTACTGGTAGTAGGATATAAAATGGTTAGAGTTGTACACTACGTTGGTATGACTGAAGAAAAGTATCAACGCGCACGTAGGGTCTTTGGAGGTCCTGCGTATTTCCACCGTAGAATGGACGACAGAGTATTTTCTGAAGTTGGTCCAGAAGACATGGTGGTTTTTGATGATGAGAGACGTTGTCCTTATGTGTGGGATGCGTCTGCAGTTCCGAGGAGATATACAGAATGAGTATGCATATGATACGTGGAGTTCAAGTCCACGGCAAGATGAAAAAGAAACTAACACCAAAGGATCGTTTGGCTGCAATCGAGCACGAGAAGTTCCTTAAGAAAATGGGTGTTGGTAAAACTAAAGCTCGGAATACAAATACAATTCCAGACTATTCATCTAATAATAAAGTCGAGCTCAGCAATAAAATTGCTGGGAACGGCACTGCTAAAGAAAGCACTCAATATACTGGTGATTATATCATTGGTATTGGTCAGATGCATAAAAGTAATGGTGTTCCTATTACACGTAAAGAAGATGCCGTTGCCATCGCAAACATGAGGAGATGATATGAAAACAACATGGGTAGATCCACCTAAAGGATGGAAATATGGTTTTCCAAAATCATTACCAAATCCGTTACCAGAACCTTGGAGTTTAAATCTATGGCTAATGTCAGAGGGTTATCCAATGGCAGAGTTTGCTAACTTTGGTGATAACTTCAATGATTACGTGAGAGTGTGGTATACATATGACTGGCAAGATTGATTTAGACAAAGTTACTCGAGTTGAAGTAATTGATAATAAAGGAAGGTCATATGCCAAACATAATGTTGAACGCGTATGGCTTTCCTTGCAAGATGATAACCAAACCTTAAAGGTAATGGTCACATATGAAGACGAAGAGGAAATCTGTATAGATTGATAAATAGCTCTATTACTATGGAGTTATTACATGTGGCACTACAAGGGTGAGGAATTCACCTCTGAAATGATTGGTGATTATATTGGATTTGTTTATATAATCACTGATGGTTCAAACGATAAAAAATATATCGGTAAAAAGATTTTCAAATCAAAAAGAAAACTTAAACCTTTGAAGGGTAAGACTCGACGAAGGACCAAGATAGTTGAGTCAGATTGGCAAAAGTACTATGGTTCATCAGAAGAAGTCAAACTTATGGTTGAAGAAAAAGGTACAGACAACTTTTACCGAGAGATAATCCACCTTTGTGATAAAAAAGGCGAAATGGGTTACCTTGAACTTTATGAGCAAATTACACGACATGCTTTACTTGACGATTCATTTTATAATGGTATATGTCAAGCCAAAATCCACAGAAGCCACGTTAAAGGATTAAAATGGCTTATGGACAAAAATAATAGTTGACATTTCATAATACTTGGTTTATATTGGTAGTATACTAAGAATCATTCCATGGAGCATATTATGATCATCAAACGTTCATCAGCATATAGCGGCAAAGTTCGCCAAAAGAATATACCTGTAGATCCTCAAGACTGGGCAATGTACCAAGGCGGTTACGCATCTATCCACGAGGTTATGCCTTATCTTACAAATGAAGACCGCGAGTTTATTTTGTCAGGTATGGTACCTTCTGAATGGAAAGAAGCATGTGCTGAAATTAACGCAATCGTGGAAGACACATTCGCATGATAGTTTTATTTAATGGTCCTCCTCAGTCAGGTAAAGATGCTGCAGCCGACTACTTTAAAGCAAAAGGTTGGAAACATCTTTCGTTTAAATACCAATTATATAAAGAAACATGCAAATACTTTGGATGTGATTACGAATGGTTTATGGAAAGATATGATGATCGTTCCGTTAAAGAAGTTCCTCATATGGATCTTGGTCATATGTCTTGCCGTGAAGCAATGATATACGTATCGGAAAAAATTGTAAAGCCTAAACGTGGTTTAGATTACTTTGGAAAACAAGTTGCTAATGAAATTGATTTGAATAAAAATTACGCAATTTCTGATGGTGGTTTTGTTGATGAACTTATACCTATTATAAATAAAATTGGAGATAACAATTTCGTACTTGTTCAACTTACACGAGATGGCTGTGATTATTCTACTGACTCTCGAAGATATTTTGATGGCGATGTCCAACAGGAATACATAAATTCCCATCGTACAGAAATAAACAAAAAGTATGTGTTACCTCATAAGTTTAATGTAAAGACTTACAGGATTCACAACAACTCTACTATTGAATCATTTCATTCAGTGTTAGAACAGATACATAAGAAGGAATTTTATGGAAGAGGAGCGAAATGCGAAGCAGCCTAAACCAAAGCCAACTCTTAAGCCGATATTTTACGAAAACCCTTACGACATAGAAACGTTTTTTGAAGGTATGAATATCGCAATAGAGCATGGAAAAGAGTTTCAATATGTTGATAGATTTATTACTCATATGAGAATAGATCCGATGCAAGACACTGCAGATATATCTTTTAAGGTTTTAAACCACGATTTAAAATTATTAGATTTCTCTGACTAAGTATAAATAAAATAGTTGACAATGAAAAGGAATACATTATGGAAATCAACAAAGAACAAGCAATCGCACAATTAGTCGCAGGACCATGTGATATTGTATTTACAAAAAAGAATGGTGACAAGCGCGAAATGCGTTGTACACTCGAAGCTTCAATGCTTCCTCCTCAGCTTCCACTTGAAGAAGGTCAGGAAAAACAAAAACGTACAGTTAACCCAGATGTCCTAGCAGTGTTTGATCTTGAAGCACAAGGCTGGCGTTCATTCCGATGGGATAGCCTACAATCAATCAATACATAATTTGGAGCTAACATATGAGTATGATTCATAAAGGTCATATCGTCGAGTCAGAACTATCTAAAAACTCAAAAGGCGGTACTGAAATGATGCGCAAACGCGTACTCGATAACGTTAATTCTGAATTGCTATCAAACGTAGCAATTCATTTTTCACGTCCACGGGAAATCCCTACAGATGTAAAAAACATCATGTATTGCCACGATCTTGCTGAAGATCCAGAAAACAATATTTTAAAAGATGGCGGTTGGAAAACATTCGACCATTTTGTTTTCGTATCACAATGGCAGCGAGATCAATACATTACATATTATGGATTACCATACTCAAAATGTACAGTAATTCCAAATGCGGTAGAGAAAGAATTTTCTGCTCCAGAGAATATGAGTCACGAAGGTAAAGTACGATTTATTTACCATACAACACCACATCGTGGATTGGAATTACTATATCCAATCTTTGATGAACTCAGTAAACACCATAAAAATATCCATCTTGATGTTTATTCATCATTTGCAATTTATGGTTGGGCACAACGTGATGATCCGTATGTTGGATTATTTACAGAAATTCATAACCACCCAAATATGACATACCATGGATCAGTTCCAAACTCGGATATCATATCAGCATTAGAACAAGCTGATGTATTCTTATATCCAAACATTTGGAAAGAAACATCGTGTATTGCTCTTATTGAAGCAATTAAATGTGGTGTGTTATGTATCCATCCAAACTATGGTGCTTTAACAGAAGTATCAGGCGGTCAGACATTAATGTATGATTATAGTGAGGATAACAATGCGAATGCAAACGCTGCTTATAGTATTGCTGACCAAGTGTTAAACACACAAAAGGAAGATAACGAATTCCTTAAACGGTTTACTACAACAGATAGAGCATTCTTATCTAAGAATAGTATTCCTATTTTCGCGAATAACTGGAATAAACTATTGAAAGAACTAAATGGCTGATATTATAGAATTTCCAAAGGACAAGCAAAATAGTCCGCCGCAGTCCCAAGAAGAAGTTGCTGAAAAGCTGCTTGAATTTAAATTAGGACACGCGGACCAAATTTCAGAAGCACTTTGGCAATATGTATTAACAGAGCTCATTAGAGCTGGATGTATCTTTACCTCAGAAGGACCTGCAGAGACAAATAAACATTTTCCTGCAATGGTTTTAGTATTAGAGGCAATTAAATCACTTCACCTGTCAACGTACGGGATACATCACCCTTTACAAGACTTCGCTGGAGATTCAATTAATATTGATGATTATAGGGAAGAACAAGAAATAACCGTTGACATTGATGAAGATATAGATTAGAATGGATCTATAAATTAAACTATAACATGAGAAAACAAAATGGCTATACTAGTAGACTATAATCAGGTTATCTTAGCCTCGCTGTTCGCGAGTATCGGTAACCACCACAACATTGACATTGACGAGAATATCATTCGTCATATGTTTTTAAATTCAATACGACACAACCGTAAAAAGTTCCATAAAGACTTTGGTGAAATCGTAATTTGTGCTGATGGTAAAAATACATGGCGCAGAGAAGCATATCCTTATTATAAAGGTAACCGTAAAAAATCACGCGATGAGTCTGATTTAGATTGGAATAACCTTTTTAGTATTATGAATACTATTCGTGATGAACTCAAAGAATACTTTCCTTATAAAGTAATTCATATTGACCATTGTGAAGCCGATGATATTATCGGTACTATTATTCATGACAATGGAACAGAATTGAATATGGGGTCAGAACCTTACTTGGTTCTATCAGCTGATAAAGATTTCATTCAGCTTCAGACATACGCCAATGTTCAGCAATTTGATCCAATTCGCAAACGTTGGATTAAAAACGATAACCCATCTATGTACCTTGAAGAACATATTCTAAAAGGCGATACTGGTGATGGTGTACCAAATATCTTATCACCAGATAACTGTTTGGCAATTGGTCAACGGCAAAAGCCAATGACTCAAAAACGTCTTGCTCAATATAGAGGTGGCACAGAAGAAATGGATGAGGAAACTCTACGTCGTTTTCATAGAAATAAAATGATGATTGACCTTACTCAAATTCCTCAGAAACTCCAAGAGCAAATTCGTGCAGAATATAACCAAGAGAAAGATGTTGGACGGTCTCAACTGTTTAACTTCTTTGTTCAGAAAAAACTTAAAAACTTAGTTTCAGATATACAGGATTTCTAATGGCAATACGTAGATCAATTTCAGAAATAATTAACCACTGCTCTACTATTAAAAGTAAGAGTGACAAAGTTGCGTGGCTGCAGGAAAACACCTCCCAACCATTGCAAGTTGTGTTAAAAAATATATATGATAGTAGAGTTGAATTTTTAATACCTGATACAGCCCCTCCTTGGACTCCTAATGAGTTTGAGGATGAGGCAAAATCATTACTATTCAGAGAAGCTCGAAGACTCAATATTTTTATTAAAGGTGGAGGATATGATAATTTAAACAAAATTAAACGAGAGACACTGTTCATTAGTTTACTTGAGGATTTAGACAATGATGATGCTAAATTATTAGCTAACCATATGATTTCTCAAAAACCAGTTAAAGGTTTGACTAAAGCAGTCGTTAACGAAGCATTTCCAAATTTAATAGAAGAATAAGATTTATGGCCAAAACATTTAGAAAATTCCGTGAAGATTACGATGATTGGGACGAGGTAGGCGATGACGATGTATCGTTGAAAGAACAACGCCTTAAAAATCGCAGAGATCGTAAGCGAAACAAAAGAGAAGAAAAGAATAAAACTTTTGATGAAAAAGTTGATATGAAACGAAAATAACTATTGACATTTGAGTTCTAATAGTGTATATTGATTCTATAAGGTAAACAAAAAGGAATCAATACTATGGGTACTTCATCAATGATCGGTTATATTAAAGAAGACGGTACAGTTGCTACTACATATTGTCACTATGATGGTTATGTAGAGTATAATGGCCGTCTTCTTTTAGATTCATTTAACACTCCAGAAAAAGCAAAAGAAGTTGCCGAAACAGGTTACCTTTCTGGTCTAAAAGCTGACTTAGAAATGTCTAAATCAGAGTCTGTTCACAAAGAAGAACCTTCAGTATATCTTACACCAAAATTGTTCATAGATAATGGCGACATAACACATGGCGCTCAGTATCTTTACCTTTACGATGGTGAAGATTGGTTGATTACTTCAACTGAAAATCTTGAAAACCGTAAGTGGTCATTAGTAGAAGATAAATTAAATTAAATGAAATTAACTATTGACATTCTCAATAGAATCAGTTATATTGTATATATCAAATGAAAACAAATAGGAAAAATAAAATGACAAAGACAATCACAAAATTCGACAAACCAACACTTCGCAATCTTCGTGTTGAAATGCAAGCATTGCTTGAGGCATATGGAGTTGAAACTAATTTGGAGATTTCTGTAGGAAACATGAGTTACTCAGATGCTGAAGTCAATATTAAAATCCAAGCAAAAGTAAAAGGTGCAGTTACTATGACTGACCGAATTCTTCAAATGGAAGTTGATCGTCTTGGTCTAAAAATGGTAAACTTTGCAGGTGATAAACTTGTATCGTATAAAACACGAGCTCAAAAATACTCATTTGTATATGAGTCTCACGGAAAATTGTATAAGACTGATGAGCGTGGTGTAAAAGCACGTTTCGCAGCTTAAGTTAAGAAAGAATATAATATGAAATTAAACGAAAAACTAATACTCGTTGATTGTGATGGGGTACTGCTTGATTGGCAGTACTCCTTCTATAAATGGATGGCTGAACGTGGTCATAATCCAGTTGCCGATGGTGTTTATGACATGGGTAAAGTCTTTGATATGTCATATGACGAAGCCAAAAAAATGTGTGAATATTTTAATTGTTCGGCTGCCATTGGTTGGTTAACACCTTTCCGAGATGCAGTGAAATATGTACGAAAGTTACATGAAGATCATGGCTTCGTATTTCATTGTATTACATCTCTGTCTACAGATAAATATGCTGGTAAACTACGGACTAAAAACCTTGAAGCAATCTTTGGTAAAAAGGTTTTTGAAGAAGTGATTTGCTTAGAATGTGGCGGTGACAAAGATGAAGCTTTAGAACCATACCGTGACTCAGGTTGCGCATGGATAGAAGATAAGTCAGAGAATGCAGACCTTGGTCTAAAATTAGGTTTAAACTCCATGCTCATAGAACACGAACATAATAAAGATTATCGTGGAAATGCAATTAAAGTTGCAAATTGGCGTGAAATTTACGAACTGATATTATAAATAGAACCATGGAAGGAAGTTTAATTGCCC